AAAAACTCTAAGATATTCTCAGGAGTTGATTGCTCATAAGGGTCTTCTTCGACATTAAATGCCTGTCCTGGTTCTTCGAAAAGTGCAGATATCACACCGTTATCAACAACCATTGCGTACCGCCAAGAACGTAATCCAAAACCTACATTTTGTTTTGCGACAAGCATACCCATTTTTTCTGTAAACTCAGCATTACCATCTGGAATAGTCTTGATGTTTTTGATGTTCATACAATCAACCCAAGCATTCATAACAAATGCATCATTGACTGATACGACATAAACATCATCAACACCAAGTTCTTTGAACTTCTCATAGTTCTCTTCAAATCCAGGAACTTGAAGTGTCGAACATGTAGGTGTGAATGCGCCTGGTAGTGAAAACACTACAACCTTTTTATTGTTAAAAATATCGGCTGTAGTTAATTCTTGCCATTCGCCATCAATAGGACAACCACCTCCGTCTGGTGTAGTATCCCCAATTCTTTGTTTGAATGTTACTTCTGGAATTTTGTCTCCAATAACTGCCATAATTATTTCTCCTGTTTTTCAATAACTTTATCAATTTTATCAATTATTTTGTCGAGTTTCATTATATAAGTTTAACATACTCATTGTCAGTTGGTTCTGGTTTTTCTTCTACAACAGGTGTAGAATTGTCCCAAAACGCATCATTAGTTTTCTTTAAAGGGGTATGTTTTATTTTTATTCCACTCATGCTACCCAACCTAAAAATTTAAAATTGCTTTTGATTACGTCCAACTTAAAAAGATAATTCATGGAATTACTTCCTGGGTCACCGCCGTTTACAATTCGAAAATACTGTTCTTCTGCAATCATCTGCTTCAACTTTTTCGTGGCAATAACATACAAGCCATTTTTACCCGAGGGTTCATGTACTTTATATAGATATACATCTGCTTGAGATACTTCAATACCAGATGGTTTACCACGACATTCATATTCTACACCGACATTGCCTGTGCGTTCACAAGAAAAGTCTTCTTTGACTTCGATAGTAATATCTCGCCCGTCTTGTGTTTTCATCAGCAAATCGTACTTATTATCATCATTGTCGCCGATAAAAGTCATCTTCGCTTTCTCAACAAGAAAGTTTGCTACCTGCTTCTCTGTCGCTTGTGCGATAGGTAAGTCTTTGTCAAAGTCGTAATTCGGTGTATACATAATAAAACTCTCAAAGAAAAGCAGAGGGGGACCCGAAGGTCCCCATGCCATTTCAACAACTAATTAAGAAAAGTCTACGCCCGCTTGAAAGGCAGCCGCTACAATCGCTTTAGAAGGTGTACCGATACGATACGATACTTCAGTTGAACCGCTCACACGGTTGCTGTACACGCAGTAACCTTCTGAACGTAGGTCGTAAATACGCTTGCTCACATTCTCTACAGGCATGTTAAAACGCTTCGCCGCTTGTTTAGCAGTGATGCTTTCGCCTTTCTGTAGTACGTTTAGCAATTTAGTTGATTGTGCTGTTTTTACGAAACGTCCGTTTTTTGCTCTAGTCATATTAATTTACCTTTAGTTTGATTGCTTCATTTCACATAGTCATTAAGGTGCAATCGTTACCTCAATTTCGATACCCATTATACACAAGTAGTATGTACTTGTCAAGGGTTAATTTGGCGTCCCCTCCAGGATTCGAACCTGGGACCTACTGCTTAGAAGGCAGTTGTTCTATCCAACTGAACTAAGGAGACAAAAACTCTATTTCTCATTTAACCTGTAATTAAGTTATAAATCTCTTTCCAGTTGTTGACCCGTGTAGGGGCATCAAGATTACCTTCGAAGCCTAGGGGTGTGCTACGTTTAGTGTCGTACTTCGCATTGAAGTTGTGACCCATAAGAATAGCATCTAAACCTAACTTCTTACCGACCATAGCATTCTCATACTTGTCTTCAATCCAGTAGCAGTCAGTATCTTTGTACAGTTCTAAGATTTCATCTTTGTCTGCACCAGTATCTAAGTAGACATACTTTTCGAAAGCACTATCACCAAACATTTCACGCAAGTTTTTAGTACGCAAGTGTTGTGCGTATTCATCGTTACTCAGACTTGTAATGCAGTGGAAGATATAACCATGGTCTTCATGTAGTTTCTTAACATACTTAATTGCATCACGCAGAGGAGGCAACTTTCGAATCCATGCACTTTCGTTGAACATGCGAATAAGACGTTTCATTTCAGGACGTGCCATTTCATACTTTACGTCCATCTCATAAACATCATCGACTTTTACTTCATAACCGTGACGGTGCATCCAGTAATCAAAGGCGTATTCCCAGTCAAGGAGAACACCGTCAGCATCAGTTAATATCACTTTTTCTTTCTTCATAATATATACTCTCTTCTTATTACTTTACAAATATAACACTAATATTCGTAAATGTCAAGGGAATTACCAATTTTTTTGGTTTTTTTGCAAAAGGACTAGTCAGTATCTTCAGTTTCAGCATCTTCTTGTGCTTTTGCTTCTTCTGCTTTACGCTTTTCACCTTGAACTTTAGCAAAACTCTTCAAACGCTCTAATGCTTCATCAGCATCAAGCCAGATATCTTTACCATTCAAAACTGCATCAACTTCTTCACTGTTTAAGAAACCTTCATACTCGGTTCTCAACAAGTTTTCTGACCACTTGCGGTCATGCATGATACCATCAAACAATTCGCCACCTTTACCGTACATGAACGTAGAGTAGTTGTGGAACATGAATACTGAGTGGTCACTAATTTCGAACTGGTCTGCCGCCAGAAAGATTAGGGTAGCCGCAGACATACACGCACCCTCAACAGAAGTGATAACCTTTGCCTCTGTCTCTTTCAACACTCGCATAAACTGAATAGCAGTGAACAAATCACCGCCCGGGCTGTTGATATGAATTTTGATAACATCAGATGGACCTGCCATGCGAATGCCTTCAAAAACATCTGTGTATTCGTCTGGACTTTCAATCTCTCCAGTGAGATACAATGTGTGTAAACTGATAGCAGGTTTAATATTGTAATTAGACTTGATATCACCCAATTGAAGTAATTCTTTCATAGGCAATTTCCTGTTTTTTGTCATTATTATTATGAACCCTTTACTTACCTTGTCCGCGGTACTTTTTATAACCACGCTTTTTAGATTTGTTCATAGATGATTTTTTAATGTTCCCGTTACCTTGAGAAGTTTTCTTTCCGTTGGTGTTAGAACGTGTAAATAGACTTGCGCCGATTGCCGCCATGGTTTACCCCCAATGCTTGTTAAGGACTTCAAGTTGGTCTTCATACTTTGCGATTTCTTCGATTTCACTTTCAATCGCATCCATGATTGCAGGATGTTCACCAATACCTGCTGGATTAGTAAGATAGATTTCAACATTCATTTTGTGTTTTGCAATATGCGCTTCTGCGTGTTGCTTTAGCGCATCAATCATTTGTTGTCTCATAGTTTAACCTTTCTGGTGTTTTGAATATATATACTAGTTATTTTGGTACTTGCACCCGGACTTGAACCGGGACGCCTCTAGGGCAACAGATTTTAAGTCTGTAGTGTCTACCGATTCCACCATGCAAGCAAAACAATATTGGTCGGAGTAGATGGATTCGAACCACCGACATCTACGTCCCAAACGTAGCGGTCTACCAGACTGACCTATACTCCGAATTACTTAAATGGCTGTTCTGTTCGAATACAGACAACTTGCGTGTCTGGCGCAGGGAAGCCGTGGATATGACCTTGGTCCAAGATAAGCATTTCTCTTGCCATTGCACACTTTTCAAAACTGTTATACTGACCATAAATTTGAGCATCTACATCATAGAAACCTACTTCTGGGAACAGCAATTTGATATACACTAACACCCACATTGTAGGTCTCCTCTTTTAAGATGGCTCCCGGTGTTGGAATCGAACCAACCAATGACGGATTAACAGTCCGCTCCCCCACCTTGGGGGCAACCGGGAATAATAGGGTCGAGATGGTGGGACTAGGGTAACCCACAAGTTCGAACTGCCACATGTACCTTTCTGCTTCTGTCGAACTACGACCTGCATCCTCGCTTAAGGAATGGGCGCTACCCCTTCGGTCTACCTTACCCCCCATGTGTGAGAGGTATTCGGTCACATCTCTACGGGTGATGCATACACCCGAATTCTTTAGACTGCTTACTGAATACGCCCCTAGTATCTCCAATCTCTCCGCACGGCCTTATTGACATTGCCGCTCTAGTTTGACTGAAACTAATTAACAGTGCGTTTAGTTGTACTTCCCTCTGCACGGACGCATCCAGAAAGCAGTCTGTAATAAGGTGATAAGCACGCCCCCCGCCCCGGCTGCCTATCTCTGTCTCATCCTTCGTGTGGGAAGTTACGAGACCTTACCTGGTGGAAACGGAGCATGATGCTCTATTTAAAAACGTTTCCACTCTCACGTTCTATTTAATAACCGAGATACTCATCACGGAACATATCAACTACGTCATCATCAGACATGACACCCAACACGTTGTCAATGTCGTCATCAAGCAAGAAACTTTCTGGACTTGCTTCAGCACCCATATCAGACACGCATGTATTGCAAACGTGCATACCTTGCATCTTAACGAGATTTGCTTCTTCGTAGCAGTTTTCACAAATATCAATCATATATTCTCTCCACTTATCTATAACGCTAATATACGCTATTTTTATCAGAATGTCAAGGGTTATTTTGGTTTATTTGAAACTTTCTTGGAGCAAGTAATCATCAGCGATTTGAAACAGCATCGCATCAACTTGTGCCATTATACTGATTTCTGAACCAGTTGTCAAGGCATTTTTATCACCAAATGCGACCCAACTTAGTTTGTCAAACGGGACTTTTGCTTTGAGACCGTCACCTGCACTGGTGACAAAAGGTAGGAGTTCTTCACGGCTGACAACTGCAACAGCGTCAGTGTCAACAATGAGAAGATAGTCAAATGTGTCTGGTAGAGAACGTCCATCAGAAGACCCTAATGTGTTTGTTAGTTTGATTTCAGAAGTTATCTTCGACTTCTTTAGCGCACCCTTACCTGTAGTAAGTGAGTTGGTGCAGAATTTTGTTTCGATACGAACATCTTCGAATTGATGGTCCTGACCAATATTGTCTACCCACTCAACTTTACCGTGCGACATACGAGAGATTGCGCTTTCAATCAATCTCGCTTTGAGAAATCTCAACTGTCTTTCGTTTAATTGAGAACCTAAGTCATTCACCATAGAGAAGAATGCTTCCCAGTTTACGGCTTCACCAAGTTTGTATGCAAGTGCAGGTTGGTTATAAAACATAATCATCTCTCTCTTCACTGTCTTACAATAATATAGTACATGAATGGACAAACGTCAAGGGTTATTTTGGTAAAAAACCAAATTAATTTGTCCATTCTTCGCTAACAGCATTAGCATCCCAAACGTATGGGCTGTACCGCCAACTATCGACAACAACCATATCTTCGTCACCGACTTCAGACCAAACCCGGTCATCCATAACCCGATGATAGTAAGCAGGACCACCGAAGACATGCCGTGCCCGCTGATAGGTTTCTTCAGTCATACCTACATAGTGAACAGTTCGCATATTCAGTCTCCTTATCACTGACTACATCTATAATGTAACACTGATTGTGGAGAATGTCAAGGGTTAATTTGGATTATTTTGTTATATTAAATCTCAAATTTTCATGGTCTGGGTAGTTCACAACTACTGCACCTTCTGGACACATATAGTCAATATGCACTAGCAGTGTCGCTTCACCTTCTGGCATCATATCAACGTGTTCTTCATCAATCGTAAACGAGTATCCGAACTTATCAATCTTATCACTAGCAGGTCCAGAGAACTTAGCAATACTAGGTGTTGCTGTGTGAACCATGTACTTGCTGTCTCTGACTTCAAGTCTAAATCCTTCAACACTACAATCATCCCTGTGCTTTTCTCTTGCTACAATCACATCAAACGTGCCATCTCTTGGACCATCTGACACTTCAAAGTGTTCTGGTGCCCACGTTAAGATATCTTTGCTTTCTAATTTATCCCATAGTGTATATCCACCACCAATCAATGCAAATGATGCAGTAACTACTCCTATGCCCTTGGTGATGTTTTCTATGTCAACACTAAACATCTTGTGTTCCTTTTCTATCCTTCTATATGATTTTCGATACCATATCTGCACATCCAATATGCGTCAACCAAATCAGACAATGGATTTTTGTCGGGTTTGCAGTCTATCAGACTTTCAAAGTCCCATCCAGTGTCTACTTCAAAACATTCATGCATTCGTTCTTTGGGTGCATTACCCTTACCCGTAGCAAATTTCTTCACCGTTGTTGGTGCTGGCGTGTCAAACTTAATGTTGTGTTTCGAAAGTTTGTGCTTGAGTAGACCAGTGTTTTCGGCAATGTGAAACACTTTACCCTTTGAACCCATAGAGTAACCTTCGATAGTTACATGCATGGGTGTGTTAAGTCCTGTCTCTACAGGACATGCTTTCGTTATACAAAAAAGCACCCAGTCAGAAATTTTGTCAAACCTCTGCTCCTGGGTGCTGTAAGTGGGATATATGTGACCAGACACGAAACCGTTCTCAAAGACGCCTTCGTATTTTTTGTTCGGTGCTAAGTAGTGAAATTCAAAACTATCTGGGTCGTTTAATTGTCCGCCGCTGTAAATACAAATGGCAGGACAAGTCATACTGTAGTCAATTCCAATGTGTATCATATTTAGTCCATATTGCTGTTATATGAACTATTTATGAGACATTAATAACCGTCTTGTTCTTCTACTTCTTCATCATCTTCATACCAACTTTTCAAGTCATCTTCTTGCTCTTCAATTTGCAGTGTTTCATTACCACAGAAAATACAATGGACGATTGGTTCTTTACTGTAATGTTTTACTTCGTACTCTTCTCCGCACTCTTCGCAGTTGATTTCTTCTATTCTTAATCCCATTATAGGCTGATTCCTTTAAACGTGTTAGTATCAACGTCTTGCTTAACCCCCCCAATAACATATGAAGAAATCTCTGTTTCTTGTGGTGCAACTTGCACAGAAGAACCTGAAATCCATTTCTGCGTCCACGGTAGCGGGTTTGCTTTAGACACTTTGTATGGTGACTGAAGTCCTACCGCTTGCATACGGCGTGCCCCAATCCATTCGATATACTCTGACAATAGTTCTTTATTCAAACCAATCATAGAACCGTCTTTGAATAGATACTCTGCCCATTCTTTTTCTTGTTGTACGGCATCAGTAAACATCTTAATGCATTCTACTTCACACTCTTCTACAATTCGCTCAAAATCTTTATCGTCTTTGATAATATTCTTCAGAATTTGCTGTGTAGACGCTAGGTGCAAGTTCTCATCACGGGCAATGAATTTAATAATCTTCGCATTGCCTTCCATCTTTTTGAGTTCAGCAAACGCCCAACTACATGCAAATGAAACATAGAAGCGAACACCTTCAAGGATGTTTACACTCATCAGTGTTAGATACAACTTCTTCTTCAAGTCATACAGGTCAACAGTGACTTGTTTACCGTTTACTGTATGTGTACCTTCCCCTAGAAGTTGATACCACTGAGAGGTCTCAATCAAATCATCATAGTATTTTGAAATGTCTTCAGCACAATCTAAAATCTCTTGGATGTTTGTGATTTCGTCAAATACTTTAGATGGATTGCTGTAAACATTTCGAATAATGTGTGTGTAACTACGACTATGTATAGTCTCAGAAAATGACCATGTTTCAATCCAAGTCTCAAGTTCTGGCAGTGACACAACAGGCAGAAACGCCATGTTTGGCGAACGACCTTGTACACTATCTAGTAGAATTTGCCTCTTCAGATTTGATGTAAAAATGTGGCGTTCATGGTCAGTTAAATCTGCAAAGTCTTTGCGGTCTTTGCCCAAATCAACCTCATCTGGTCGCCAGAAGAAACCGAGTTGCTTGTCTGTCAACTTCTCAAACTGTTGATACTTTACTTGGTCATAACGTGCAACATCTACACCTTCATCTAGGAACATGGTCTTGTCCATGTGTCCCTTTTTGTTCTCTGTACTAAAAACTGAATATCCGCTCATTTCTACTTCCTTTTAAATTGTGCAACTGTCACAGACTTCATCATCTGTTGGGTCTTGTGTTAGTGCTTCTGGTTCTTTAAATTCGACTTCACCCTGCCCATCGAAAGTATTGTTATAATATAATTGTTTGTGTCCATACTTGTAGCAAGTCAACAAGTCTGTAAGCAATGCAGACATAGGTACTTTCTCATCTTCATAATTAGCAGGATTATATGAAGTGTTTACTGAGATACCTTGGTCAATGTATTTCTGCAAAATTGCTGTGAGTTTGATATAACCATCTGGAGACTTCTGGTCCCATAGCAAGTCATACTTATTCTTCAAGTGGTGAATACCAGGTACAACCTGCTTCATCACACCATCTTTAGATTGCTTCTCCGATACTAGCGCACGAGGCGGTTCAATACCATTTGTTGAGTTACTAATCTGCGCTGAAGTTTCTGCTGGCATCAATGCCATAAGTGTACTGTTACGAATGCCGTACTCTTTCAGTTCTTCACGCAGACCTGCCCAATCTACTTTGTCTTCGTGTTTGATTAATTCATCGACTGCTTCCTTGTATGTGTCTACTGGAAGTATACCTTTAGCATACTTCGTTTGATTTGTCAAGGGGATTGCGCCTTTTTCTTTCGCCAAATCAACAGATGCTTTGATTAGATAGTATGACCAGTGTTGCGCCCATTCGTCAACCAGTTCGAATGCACTCTCATCATACTTGACACCGTTCTTCGCTAAGAAGTATGCAAAGTTGATAATACCAACACCAAGAGGGCGTCTGTTCATTGTACTGACTTCTGCCGCTTTGACAGGATAGTTCTGATAGTCTAGCAACGCATCTAACGAACGAACAGCAATCTCACAAGTCTTCTGCATCTCTTGTGGAGTTCTAAATGCACCCCAATTGATTGCAGACAATGTGCATAGTGAAATCTCACCATCTGCATCGTTGATGTCATCAAGAGGATTTGTTGGTAGATTGATTTCGCAACATAGATTTGACTGCTTAATCGGTGCAACAGATGCATCGAAAGAACTATGATTGTTCGCATTATCAACGTTCATAATGTAGATACGACCAGTATCTTTACGTTCAGAGACTAGCGCACTGAAATACTCTTGTGCAGGAATTGTCTTCTTCTTAACTGAACGTGAACGTTCATACTTCTCATAGAGTTCTTCGAATTTGTCTTGGTCTGCAAAGAATGCATCATACAAGTCAGGTACTTCGTCAGGTGAGAATAAAGTGATATCGCCACCAGTAATCAAACGAGTGTACATCAACTTATTCAACTGAAACGCATAGTCCATGTGTCGAACACGATTGTTCTCTGTACCTTTGTTGTTCTTCAAAACAACGAGGTCTTCAAACTCTAGGTGCCAACCTGGTAGATAGACTGTTGCCGCACCACCACGAACACCGCCTTGTGAGCATGACTTGACTGCCGCTTGGAACAACTTCAAAAACGGAATCAAACCTGTATGCATTGCATCGCCGTTGCGAATTGGTTGACCCAACGCACGAATACGACCCGCATTGATACCGATGCCTGCTTTCTGAGAAATGTAATTAACAATAGCACTTGAAGTCGCATTGATTGACTTCAGACTATCATCACTCTCAATCAAAACACAAGAAGAGAACTGTCGTGTAGGTGTGCGTAGACCCGCCATAATCGGCGTAGGCAGTGACAACTTAAATGTTGAGACTGCATCATAGAAGTCTTTTACCCAACGTAGACGGTCTTCTGTGTAAGCAGAGAATAGCGTAGCACCAATCATCATATACATGACTTGTGGTGTTTCGTAGTATTCTTTTGTCACACGGTTCTGTACTAGATACTTACCACGCATTTGCTCCATAGCAACGTATGTGAAGTCTTCGTCACGGCTGTAGTTGATATAAGCACCGAGTTCGTTAAGTTCATCTTCAGTATAGAGTGTTAAGATTTCTGCATCGTATCTGCCTAATTCTACATTTCTTTTAATCAATGTAAGAAAATCTACGGGGTCATAACCATCGTAGACTTCTTTGCGTAGTGTGTAATTGATTAGACGACCTGCAACAGTTTGGTAGTTAGGAGTTTCTTCGCTGATAAGGTCAGCGGCAGACTTAATAAGTGTCTCCTGAATATCTTTAGTTTTGATACCTTCATAAAACTGAATGTGACTTCGAATTTCAATTTCGCTTGCTGATACTCCATTAATTCCTTCACAAGCCCACATTACGACTTTGTGAAATTTCTCTAAATCCAACGGTACTTTATCACCGTTTCTTTTCTCTACCATAATTGTTCCAGAATTCATTTATTATCTACCCTCTATACTTTCTTCCAATTAGTTAATTTTGCTTTTGCTGAGAGACCGCGGTAAATATTCTTTTCAATGATTTTCATCAATTGCTCAGAAGTTGCACCAGCGAGTATCATGTCATTGATATCTTTTTGGTCTACTGCGTCTGGAAAGAAACAAACACTAAACCCTTTATCTATTACTTTATCTATTCTCTCAACAATCTCTTTGTTTCTTGGTTCGTTATCGAAAACGAACACCGTGTTTTCACTATCAAACAACTCATAGGGAATATCAGCCCCACCCATTGCAACGCTGTTTTCTAAAAACAGGCTGTCAATAGGACCTTCTACTATTATTGTTTGTTTTGATTTGTCCCAAGTGTTGAGACCATAGACTTTTGGCGTATCTTCATCGAACCGTACAGTGATATATCTGAGTTTGTTCTTTGCATCTAAACTTCTACCTTGTGCCGCAAAAAGATTGCCATTGTTGTCATAATACGGAATAATCAACCGCTCCTCATTATCAGGAAGATTTTCATACTTCGGTGATAATGAAGTTACCCACTTCTTAAAATCTTCTGTATAATAAAGACTTTTATATTTTGTCTTAGGAATACGCCTCGAAGAGACATACTGAACAGCCTTGTGTTCAGTTGGTAATATATCTATACGGATAAGACCTTCGATATCTGTGGGAACTTCAACTTTTTTGGAAAATTTTGGTGCTGAAAAATCAAACATTTTCTCAGGCACTTTCTTTTCAGATACACGCCCGTGACCAGTCGAACCGTCTTTGTACTTTTCTAGCACATACTCTTTATACATCTCTGGGTCTTGTTGCTTGATAAAATTACCAATACCCATAGAAGCACCGCAGTTGTGACAACGATAGTACAACGCACCCTTACGTTCATAGACGTAGCCTCTGGTTTTTGATTTGTTTCTTTGACTGTCACCACAGATAGGACATCTGAAGTTGTACAACGATTTGTCTTTGCGACTAAATCTGTCAAGTCGAGGTGACAACAGCCCGACATACTTGTGGTCAATGTATACGCTCATAATCTATCCATTATCAATGAAAAAGGTGCTATATTCAGTTTACAAATATAACACCTTTTTACTTAAATGTCAAGTCTTATTTGGACTTTTTTTCTTTTTCTATCTCTTCTTTGAGTATAGTATACAATGTTCTCTGTTCGGTCAACTCTTTATGCGTCATTCTAACAAGTTTTTTGATATCTGTCAAGGCATATTTGGCATTGCTGTTCATGCTTGTCATATCGATAATGACACCGAGCGCCCAGAACCACCACACAAAACATGTGACGATAGCGATGGAAGCACCTATAAGTAACAGTGCTGTAACATCTAGTATGTTGTAATGAAATGCGATGAATGCAAAGCAGGCAAAAAGAAGAGGTGATATCACCCCATACTTTATCCAAATTTTTGCATGTCTTGCTATAGTTTCGGGACTACGCATTAGATTCCTCTTTTATTGAAAAATCTACAAACCTCCTTTTAATACTATAGCAATAATAACTGAAACGACACCTGCAATGATGGTGGCTGTAGATGATATTAGTAATTTACTAGTCGATGCTTGCGACTTCTGAATAAGTTCTGCAACTTCGTCTAATCTTGTTTCGACCTTTCCAAGACGATTATCCAGTTGCTCATAGCGCATGGCGCACATGTCAACATGGACTTCCAAGTTCTCTTTTTCTAGTTTAGTAGAAGTTTGTATACTCATTGGGTTATCCTATAGTTATTTTCGACCGTATCTGAGATACATCATGCTACCAGTCTGACTGTCCTGGAGAATGATTGCCGCTTTAGGGTTTTTAAGCGCATAACTTCTAATCTCTTCTGCATTTTCTGCTTCTCCCACATAGTTATGCCACTTTGTGTACTTTTTCTTTCCCATTCTTGCTTTCATAAAAGTTTGAGTTGGGACTTTAAAAACTCTCTGACCAGCAAAGTTCATTGGTTTATCAACCATTGCTACATCACCTGTTGTGGTAGCGGCTGACAAGTCTTCGTTTAAAATATCTTCCTTCGCTGAGTATTCTATAAACCATCTTTTAGTGTTATTCTGATTAACAATACTATTTAGTTGTTCAACCAGTTCTTCTTGCGAATATTCTGGAATATTTTCACGGTTTTCTTTCATCAAAAGCAAAGCACTTGCAAAAGAAAGTAGTTTAGATTTACCGAAAGGTGTCTTCTCTAAAATCTTTTTCAAGTTCTTAATTACAACGTGAAAACTAGTAAACGAGTTTTTCTCCTCTGTAGTTTTAAGAGAACGTCTTTTACGCACAACATTCCCGTCCTCGTCAATAATGCCGAGTTCGTATGCTTTCCATTCAGTAAAATCTTGTGATACAAGTTTAATGAATTGGTATGTTACTACTGCGTCAAATACACCCATTTTACAACTCTCTAAGTTTCTCTGCTATGTTACTATTTATAACTATTGTACTTTCTTGAATATCGATACCGTGAATACCCTTCACTGTTTTTGGCATCAATTCTAAATACAACAGAAACGTTTTTAATTCTGACCATTGATAACTTGGTATCTTCGCAAACAATATTCTAATTGCCGCTTTACCAAAAATGTTATTCAACACAATAATGTGATTGAGTATCAAACGTTCTTTTAGTTCACCGTTATCTTGGTATTTATTCAATAATCTACGAATATATTTTATGTGTTTCCAATCGCTGTCGAATGCATTGATGCCTTCTTCTTCAGCGTCTGGATTATCATAATTACTCATAGCGTAGAGAAGAATGTTCTTCTCATTCAAAATTTCAAATTTCATTTAGTAATCCGTATTTTCCTCATATAAAACTAAATCGAATGCGGCAGTTACTTTAGCGCCACTGTCATTCGAATAACCCAA